TGAGAATGTCTGAACAATATGAACTACAAATGTAGATGGCTTTCAAACCACCAATTGCGTCACGGCAATCAATGCCCCTCGCTGCTGTTATGTTACAAGCCATATTATTGTGGTTTTAAGGATTAAGAAAAGTTAAAACAAACAACACCGTCACCAGGTACTGCTACGTTACAACCAACTGCGAACTGCATAGAAACTCTAACGTTGTCAGATCCATCGTATGCGTATGTTGGGATTAAACGAGCCTGTGTGTCAGGTGTGTAGCTGTTAGCAGCAACAACAAGGTTTTCAGGATAAGTGAATACCATTACGTCAACTGTATTAGGAATTCCTGCTGTTGGGTAAACAGGGTAACCTAAGTACGTTGAAGCTGATAAATCTTGATTATATCCTGCTCCTGTGTTCTGCTGTGCTTGCGCTTGTAGGAAGAATGCATACGCTTCGTATGACATATAGAATCCACAACCAGGCTTTAACAAAATACCAGGTATGCTTGCTGCAGCGTCAAAAGTTGCGTCCATCTTGCTAAGGATATTAGTTGCATCCCAAGCTGTAGCACCAACTTGTGCTTCTACGAAGTCTTTCATAGCAGAAGCGTCGATACCATCGTTGTCAATTACGCCGTCGTTAGATAGCCAACCAAGTCCCCAAACAGCACCTGCGTCACCTGACCATAGTAAGTTCTCTAGGCTGTTACCTGTACGTAGTGCTACTGCACTCATAAGGAAGTCAGTGAACTCTACAGGGATGTCGCCGTTACGTTGCATAGCACCTTGTGCAGAGATCCAAGTTCCGAAAATAGAAGCTCTACAAATTTCTTCTTGTACTTTAAGATCGTTAAGCGTTACAACCTGCTCAGTAAGAGTAAGGTCTGCACCGTCATTAAAGCCACAATTTGAAGTACCACCTGCTTGGATAGTATCAGTTGTTGTTAAGTTAGAAATTACTGCCTTAGATTGGATTCCTTCCATAAGACGGCAACGTCCTTTTGCGATAGTTTCTGCACCTAAAATTGCAGCTGTAACGTAAGGCAACGCCAATTCACCGGCATAAGTGTTGTCCGTTACAGTAATATCGAAATCGTATTTCTTTAAGTTACTCATTTGGATTATTTATTTATGAGAATTAATAATGTGTAGCGCACGTTCTACACCGGTTAATTTATCTTTGTTTATTTCCTGCTTGTGCTGTGCAGAGAATTTGTTTGGTGAGTGTGATACACCCTCAGACGCAGGTGCGTCCTCTAATGCTTTAAGCCTTGCATCAATTTTCTCGATAGCTTCACCGATAACTGATGTTAATTCTTCTTTGTCGTCAGTTTCTGCAGACGCTTCTACTTCTACAACTTCTTCATCGTTAGAATAGATTTGACCTACAAGCTCAGCGATAGCTGCAATTGTATCTTCACCAAGATCAGGGAAGCCTGCATTTAAAGCGTCACGAACTTTCTCTACGTTCATTTCCACTTCTTCTTCTTCTTCTTCCATTTCTTCTTCTTCCTTGTGGTCTGGCGTATGTTCAAGTTCTACTTCTACGTCAACGTCGTCCTCTTCTTCGTACTCTTCTTTGTCTTTACCAAGAGATACTAAACGAGATTCTTCATTGACAACAATTTCAGTTCCGTCCTCGAGTGTGTATGTACCTGCGTCAATTACGCTTGCTTCTCCACTATCGTCGAGAACACGTACTTCAACGCCTACGTCCATAGACTCAGCTTCGGTAACTACTACACGCCCATCGTCAAGACGAGCTTCTGCGTACATTTTAGTCTTTGGCAGACCTAGTACGTCACGGATTTTTTCTATTGTGTTCATTCGTTACTTTATAAAGGTTTTAACAATGATATATATAAGTTATTACAAGGTGTTTATTTTAGTTATCATTTGCTGCGAATAGCATCTGTCCGTTGAGGTTTATTGTCTTATAACCCTGTGTGTTGTTAAACACTTCTCCCCACAATTGAGCTTCTTCTGACTTCTTAAATAACGGCTGTCCGTTTAGTACGTCTGTTGGCTTTATTTCTTCTAATAATATAGATTTTAACTTGTCAATTATTTCTTTGTCCTCAGGGCAATTCTTACATAGCGTTCCTTTAGCCATTTCAACCAAACGATCTGTGAAATAACCTTCAATACTAAATCCACGCACCTCCCTATTTTTAACTTTCTGCCAAATGTCTTTGTTGTTTACTTTGACACTCAGCATCCACGTACCTACAGGCAAGTTAAACCCATACAATGAACTCTTGTCTTTTTTAGGATCTTCTACTAACCAAGACTCAACAACTGTTACGCCGTCAATTTTAGATTGGTGTTCTAGTGTATGCTCGTTAGTACGTGCTTCACGCATAAATAACTCCATAGCTTGTGCAACAGTATCTTGAGAAAAATATACGTCATACTCCTCATCGTTCTCATCTAAGCGCATAATCAACTTGTCAGGTATCAATGCAGGTCCGACTAACATTTGCTTTTCTTCATCTACTGCAAACGTCATTTTCTTGTCTGCTTTGCTTGACAGATATACAAAGTCTGTTTCTATGGCAGGAAATCTAACTAGACTTACTGCTTCAATGCCACTAATTGGCTCATCTTCATCTATAAGAAGTTCTACTTTCTTTCTCATATCTTAAAAAATACGTTATTAATTTATGTTTATTTATCCTCCTAACTCTGCTTGTGTTTGTAGTTCATTTGCTAATGCACCTGAATCAGCTATGTCGTTCTGTAAGACGTAAGATCTTACTGTAACAATATCGTCACCACCACCGGACAGGAAGCCTGCTACGTCAGGTGTCAAGGCAAGTTGCGCATTGCCACGACCACCGGTGTCACCACTACCACCACCACCACCACCGGTATCGAATGCTCCTGCGTCCGGCATAGATTCTCCGGCTTGATTCATTATGCCTTTGATTGAAGCAAATCCACCAAGCACAATACCTACTAATTGCGCTGTCAGTAACGGACTAAGAACCGGTGCTGCAGGACCTGCTGCTGCTGCTGCTGCTTGTGCTGCTGCGATCGCTGACGCTATTGCTCGTCCTTTGTCTAGTAGCACTTGTGCAATAGCTAACTTCCTAGAATTTTCTGCTTCCTTTGCTTGAATTGCAGCTGCCTTCTTAGCATACCTTTGCTCTATTTTGTTACGTTCATCGTTTGTTTTAGCGTTTGCTAATAGTGCTTGTTTTTGCCTGTTTAGCTCAGCCATTTGACCTTTAGCTTGACCTTGATTAATAGCTGCTAAAGAAGCAAAAATACCCTTCTCTATTTCGTCCCTTGCAGCCTTCTTTGCAGCAACCTCTGCAGCTGCATACTTGTCAATTATCGCTTGGCGTTCTGCACCTAGTTTTTCTTCTAGTTCTTTAGTAAGCTCACCGGCTAAAGTAGCAGCTTCTATAATCTTTCTGTGCTTTTCGTCTAGTGCTTCTAGTTCCTTCTGTTGATCAGACTTCATATACTCCCTATGTAGGTTTGCAGCTTTCTGTTCCTCATCGTAGTATTTCTGAATTATATCCGTACGAAGTTTTTCATAATACGCTTCTATTTCTGTGAGCTGTTTTTCTAATCGTTCTAGCTCACCTTTCTGATACATTGATTCGTTCTTCTCAACCTCATCAATACGATTTAAAACGGCTTCGACTGCAGCGTCCTCTGCATCATAAGTAGCTTCAATTTCTCTTGTTTTAGCGTCCATTAGAACGTCTAAGGCATCATAATACGTTTCTTGTATTTCTGCTTGCCTTGCCATTTCTTCTTCGTGCAGTCGCTGTGCTTCTGCAGCAGCAGCCTTACGCATTGTCTGCAGTTTGTTGTTAAGCGTAGTCTGTAATTCAGCTGACTCTGTACGTATGTTAATTAGCGCAACTTCTAACTCTGCTTCTTTCTCTAGATCTTCTTCTGTATTTTCACTTAGAGCCATAGTACGTCTGTGTAGGTCTAGCTCTATTTGTGCCTGTCGCTGACGTTCAGCCATAAGACCTTGCTCAATCTCCATTGCTCTTTTTGCTGCATCAATACGATCCTCTAATGATTTGCTTTGATCCTCAGCAATCATATTCAACTCTTTAATCTCTGCCCTGCCTTCTGCGAACGCAACACTCAATTCACGCTGTGCATCACGCAACATTTGTGATTGTGTTGTTATACGAGCTTGTTCAAATGCAACCCTAGCAAGTTCTCTTTTGTATGCTTCAAATGCAGCAACACCATCAATTAATGGATCAACAACGTGGTGAATCATTTTTGAACCAGCTTCTACAAAGTCCTCTGTTGCATCTTGTATTTCACCACTAAGTGCGTCGATCTCTTTTTGCATAGCAGACGTATCCGCTAGTCCTGCAGTAAAGAACTCTGCTGCACCTTGTGCTGCTATTAAGAACCATTTTTTGAGTGTTTTAAGCGAAACAATGAATCCCTTCTGTATAGTGTCAACTACGTTCTTAACGTGTTGATTAAGATACTCAACACCCTTCATAAAGTCGTCTAACGCTTTTTTCGGATTCAGTAC